ATATAATATGGGAATGCAAGGTATAGCCTGTGAAATTGATAAAGAGTATTTTGAAGCAGGGAAAAAACGAATTGAAAGTTTGCCACCTCGTCAAGCAGTGTTGTTTGAGTAGGTTGTGCATAACGGTAAAGTATAACCGTTCGGGCGTGAATTAAAGATTAACCTTCAAAATATAATTGAATTATGAGTAAGCAAAAACTTTCAAAAAAAGTACAAGCCAAGCCTGACGGTTATACATTGTTAGGCACACGTGCTAAAGTGCGTATGTGGCAAATAAATAGTGTTTTAACTGGCACCCGATATAAGATTGAAGTAAAGAAATGGTATGGGTGGGTTCAGCCGTCAATTTCTTATTCAGAGGATGGGCAATTCTATTCTAAAGTAGAAGCTGATAAGTGGTTTGATTACCTATCAGGAAATAAGGATAGAAAGAAATTGATTTGGGAAGATTATAAAAATAGATTGTTAAAATAAAATTATAAAAATCAGCAATTAACGTTATTTTAAAATTAAAAAATATGAGAGAAATAAAATTTAGAGGAAAAGTAGAAGGAATCAATAAATGGGTCTTTGGATCTCTTATAGTAGAGGATTGTAGATATTACATTGCATGGACATTTCGTGATAAATTCTATGGTTATAAAGAAGTTAAACCAGAAACCGTTGGTCAATATACAGGTCTTAAAGATAAGAATAAGAATGAAATATATGAGGGTGATATCCTTTATATCAGAGACAATAATTATGTTATACATTATAGCGTGCAGTGGGGCGGATTTATGTGCGTTAGTTTGAATGATTATGAAAATTTTTTAGCAAAAGGCGAGCCGATTAATGAGGAAATTTATAGATTTGAAAATGATGAGGCTATCGTTTCCACTAAAATAGGAGACATCTATGAAAACATTAATAATAAATTTGATAAATTATTAAAACCATGACGAACAAATCATCACGCAAAAACTATGACGACATCCCGGCAGAACTATCTTTGCTGGAGAAGGTAAAGACTATCAGAGAAAAGGCTCTGAAGCTAAAGATCAAAAGCCCTGACATCTCAAAAATGATAAGGCTTGAGGTGCCGCGCGAGCAGGCTTGGTATTACTTACCTGATGAGGATCGGCTTTCTAAGAGAATAGAGAAGCTGAAAAAAATTTACGGCGAAAATTTAGTTTATAAAATTAAAAGGCCATTGAAAAATGAGTGAAAAGACATTACATCGCGCAGTATGTGATTACTTGCGATTGCAGTATCCGGGCGTTTTGTTTAACAGTGATCTTTCAGGTTCGATGAAACTAACGATCGGCCAGGCAAAAGCATTAAAATATCTTCGTTCAAATCGTGGATGGCCTGACATCTTTATTGCCGAGCCTCGGGGCGGCTTTGCCGGATTCTTTCTTGAGTTAAAAAGGGAAGGGAATGTGGCAAATACTCTGCACGTAAAGGAGCAGAAAGAGATGATTCAGAGATTAACGGATAAAGGCTATTTTGCATTTATGGCTGCGGGATTCGATGAGGCTAAAAAAGTTATAGATGCTTATATGAAATTGCCTGAATAAGAATTTAATAAAATGTTAAAAAAAATATTTGATTAAGTTAATATTAATGAGTAAATTAGATAAAACTAAAACAAATTATGGCGGAAGTAAGAATTTATAAAACAAATGAGAAATTACTTGTATGGATGAAGCGCAATAATTATACGCAGGAATATATCGCATCCAAACTGGGCATAACACGTCAGACCTTTGCAAAGAGAATTCTCAGGGATAATATTTTCACCGTCGGTGAATTGATAACTCTTAAAGCAATGGGATTTGAAGGATAATTTTTTTGTATTAAAAATAACAAAAGTTAAATAAAAATAAAATGGCAAGACCTTTAAAAAATAATGCAGATTATTTCCCGCACGACGCAGGGATGCGGAATGATGCCAAGATAAAGGCGCTAAGGCGCAAATACAGTTTCAAGGGCTATGCAATCTGGTGCATGCTTCTGGAAGCATTGACGAACGCAAAGAATTTTAAAATTGAGTTAACGGATTTAAACATTGAATTATTCTCCGGAGATTTTGATTGTGATCCTAGCGAGTTGAAAGAAATTATTAATTACTGCGCAAGCATTAACCTGTTACAGATTCAGAAAGAAAAGAACAAAGATGTTTTACTGTGTAAAAATCTGAAAAAAAGATTTGAGGAATTGTTATTGAGAAGGAAACGAGACAGGGAGAGAAGGAAAGTTAAAAACAACAATGACCCTCAGAAGCAGAAAGTAAAAAAAGAGTTTGTGCCTCCCAGCCGGGAGGAAGTGATTGAATTTTTTGAGGAGAGGGGATATAAAAAAGAAGCTGCCATTAAGGCTTACGATTATTATAATGTATCAAACTGGGTGGATAAAGAAGGCAAGCCAGTCAAAAACTGGAAGCGAAAGATGATCAACGTTTGGTTCAAAGATGAAAACAGACAACCTTCAATTCCTGAACTTTATTCAAACACATTAATATGAGCAGTAAAAAAGTTAACAAAACAATGAACATTGAATCCGATATCTATCAGATGGACAGAATGATGCCTCAGGCCGTGGAGGCCGAAATGATGGTATTGGGCGTCTGTTTATGCTATCCTGATTCTGTTTATGAGGTGCAGACACATCTTAGTCCTGAGATGTTTTATAAGGATTCCCATAGAAAAATTTATGCCGCGATAATGGAATTAGCCGGGAAAAGCGTCTGCGACATTGTCACAGTAACGGAACTATTAAGAAAGAAAAACGAACTGGAGGCGGCAGGTGGTGTGTTATACATTACAACACTTACTGAAAGGGTCGTTACTGATAAATACATTATGGATTATGTTACGATCATTAAAGAAAAATATTTACTGCGGGAATATATCAGGATCGGCAGGCAGATATCGGAAATGTCCTTTAGTGAGGATCTGCAGGATGTTGTTGAGTTTGCGGAAAATAATTTATTTAATGTTTCAACGTTTATTCAAGTTAAGGAGCCAAGAAGAATAGACAAATGCATTGATGCTGTATTAACAGACGTTGATAAGATCAGCAAAAATGAGAAGAAGTTGAGTGGTGTTCCGTCGGGCTTTACCTCTATCGACCGTGTTACGGGAGGCTGGCAGCCGGGGAATCTTATAATTATCGCAGGTCGGCCCTCGATGGGAAAAACGGCCTTTGCCTTAAGTCTGGCCGTAAATGCCGCAAGGCTGGAATTTCCTGTATGTATGTTTTCTCTGGAGATGTCGGAGAGTGAAATATCTACACGGCTGTTGTCAGGTGCCAGTGGCTATACGAGTGTTGAAATAAGATGCGCAAACTTAGATTATAACAGACTTCTTAACAGCAGTTACGAGATTGCCAATTTACCGTTTTACGTAGATGACACTCCGGCGTTAAGTTTGTATGAGTTGAGATCAAAAGTTAAGAAGGCTATTTTAAAACACAATGTAAGACTTGTTATAGTTGATTATCTGCAACTGATGAGGGCCGAGGCGGACTCAAGGGAGCAGGAAGTCAGTATTATTTCACGAGGGCTGAAGGCAATCTCTAAGGAATTTAACATTCCCGTGATAGCTTTATCGCAGCTTAACCGGGACGTTGAAAGCAGGGCAGATAAACGGCCTCATCTGGCAGATTTGAGAGAATCTGGCTCTATTGAGCAGGACGCGGATATTGTCTGTTTTGTCTATAGACCCGAACTTTATAAGATAAAAGTTATTACATTTGATAAGAAAGAAATTCCTTCAAAAAACAAGACTATTATTGATTGTGCGAAAAATAGAAACGGATCTTTATTTTCAACGGTGTTACAGTGGAATGATACAATAACAAACATACAGGAAGAAATTTTTTGAAAAAAATATAATTTATCACATGATAAAAAATTTTCATAAAATGATAAAGGATGATCAAAATTCACAAAAACAAAAAAAGGAAGTAAAAATACTTTTTCATCCAGTTACAGGAAACAAAACGGAAATTAAAGGAAGATGACAGCCATTTTTCGGAAAATAAAAGAAAGTTACGGACAGTTTCATACCAAAATTTTGGGGTGTCGCTGTAATGATATAATTATCAAATTGTTAAATGGTGAGTTTTCCTTGTCGAGTTTTCCATGTGGAAAACGTGCGGATAATTCCGGAAAACGCGCGGAAAACCCCTAAAGTAAAGTAAAGTAAAGTAAAGTAAAGTAAAATAAATATTATTATTATGTCAAATTTTAAACTTAAAAATTATGAAAAAGTATGAAATTAAAAAGATAGGACTTTTAAATTGTGTCCTTGTAGAAGTGTATAGAGATGCCAGATCGGGTTATCCGTTGCCTGATTATCGCGGAACGAAAAAGGCGCTGGCGGGGATCGTGGAGGACGGCGCTACTATCGAGGACTGGTACAAAAAGAAGAAGGCCTGCCACGCCAGGGCATTAAAACGATTAAGAGAACTCGAAGAAAGCATGAAGGTCAAATCAAAAAAATAAAATTATGAAAAAAACAATTGATGTACTAATCGGAGAAGAAAAAATTGTTAGATTAATACTAAACATATTATGCAACAATGAAATGGTTGACATTATAGATGTTATAGGACATCCAGGTAAATATGGTAAAAAAAGAACTAACAAATTAGTTTGTGTCAGGCAACTGTTTTGTTATTTTGCACGAAAATATACAAACATGTCTCTAAGAGAAATTGGAAATATTGTAAATTATGATCATTGTACAGTTATACATTCCCTGAAAGTTGTAAACAATGAGATTGAAATTTATCCGATGATGAAATTAAAAATTGAAAGATATAGCAAAATAATAGAAATGGAAATAAATTTTGCAAAAACAGAGGCAGAAGAATTCTTTTTGTATTACGATTTTTGTAGATAACCTTTTAATTTTAACATACATAAAGGCCTGAAAATAAATTCAATATAAAGAATGTTTAAAACATTAGAATTATTTTCTTGCGCCTCGAATTCAAATATTTTATAACTTTGTTAAAATTTGAGGCGTAATATGATAAGTCTTTCAAAATTGAAAGAGAATCCTGAAAATCCTCGTCGCATAAGTAAAGAGCGGCTTGATGCTTTGTGTAAATCCATAAAAGAATTCCCCAAAATGATGTCTTTGCGTCCAATAATTATTGATAAGGACGGCGTCATTCTTGGTGGCAATATGCGTTATCGGGCTTTAAAAAAATTAGGTTACAAGGAGATACCTGATGAATGGGTTAAAAAGGACGGAGAATTGACAGAAGAAGAAAGGCGCAGATTTATCATTGTTGACAACAATGAATATGGAGAATATGATTGGGATATTCTTTATGACAAATGGGACAAAGATGAACTTTTAAGCTGGGGATTGGAATTACCTGATTTTGATTTACCTGAAGATAAAGTGATAGAAGATGATTATGAGGTGCCCGAGGAAATAGAAACAGACATAAAATTAGGAGATTTATTTGAGATAGGGCAACACAGATTATTATGCGGGGATGCCACAAAAAAAGAAGATGTTGAAAAGTTATTAAATGGAGACAAACCTTATTTGACTGTTACAGATCCTCCTTATGGGGTAAATTATGATCCTGAATGGAGAAATAATTTACTTGGATATAGTAATATAGCCAAACTTAAAGTTAAAAATGATGATAATGCTTCATGGATAGAAGTATGGAAGCTTTCTCCATCTAATGTTTTTTATATCTGGATGGCTGGTCTAAATATACATAAGACAATAAATGAATTATTAAATTGTAAAATTCAAGCCAGGTCTGAAATTATATGGAGAAAAAATAATATTGTTATAAGCAGGGGGAATTATCATTGGCAACATGAATCATGTGTTTATGCAGTAAGAAAAAATTATAATGCAAAATGGATTGGCGATAGGAAACAGTCAACAGTCTGGGAAATAGATAAAAATTTGAAATCAGAGACAGGACACAGTACTCAAAAACCAATTGAATGTATGGCTCGGCCTATTAGGAATCATGAAGGCGATGTTTATGATCCTTTTCTTGGTTCAGGGACTACAATGGTCGCAGCTCATCAGCTCGGAAGAAAATGCTATGGAATGGAGATAGAGCCAAAATATTGCCAGATCGTAATTGACCGAATGAAAAAACTTGATCCAAATATAAAAATAGTGAAAAATGGCAGGCAGACCGAAGGCTAACATTGATTGGGATCGTGTAGACAAGTTATTGCAGGCGCAATGTTCTGGCGTTGGTATTGCCAGCCTTTTGGGAATTGATTATGACACCTTGTCCCGAAGATGTAAGGAAGTGCATAAAACGAATTTTGAGGATTATATGCGCAGAAAAAAATCGGAGGGACTTGAACTAATAAGGGCTAAACAATTTGAACTGGCGATGAGGGGAGATAGGACGATGTTGATTTGGCTCGGTAAACAATATTTGGGACAGAAGGAGAATCAGGAGTTAACGGGAGATATGTCGCATAAAATTGAAATCATTCGGAGAGTTATAACAGGTAATGGAGTTAATTGATGAGATAAAGCTTACATATACACCTGCACAGGTGGAGGTGTTCTTCAATATTCCTGAAGAATATAAGTTCATCATTGTCACTAAAGGTCGGCGCTTTGGGGCAACACGGGGCGCCGCTCACGCTTTTATCGAGTGGGCATTAGAAGGCAAACATCTTCTCTGGGGAGATACAATTCATTCAAACATCGACAGGTATTTTGAGAGATATTTTATTCCTATCCTTAAGCACCTGCCAAAACATATTACATGGAATTATCAGAAGAAGGAGAAGAAATTAAATATCGGGCCTTTTGACGGTTATATTGACTTCCGCTCGGCCGACCGTCCTGAGAATTGGGAGGGCTTTGGTTATGACGTCATCTTCCTGAATGAAGCGGGGATTATTCTTAAGAACAAATATCTGTATGCTAATTCTGTCCTGCCGATGTTACTCGATAATGAAAGGAGCAGGCTTATTGCCATTGGCGTTCCGAAGGGCAAAATTCTAAAAGACAAAGCAGAACATCCTTTTTACACTCTCTATAAAACAGCAAAGTCGGGAGCGCCGGGATATAAATTGTTTGAATATTCATCTTATGACAACCCTCTGCTTTCCAAAGATGAGATCGCAGAATTGGAGAAGGAGATAAACAGGATGTCGCCTGGCATGGTGGAGCAGGAGATATACGGGCATTTCGTTGACAATGTTGCAGGGACACTATGGAGCGCGGAATATTTCAAATATGTTTCTGAAGTTAAAGGTTTAAGAAGAATAGTCATAGGTGTTGATCCTTCGGGCAGTGCTTCCGGTGATGAGGTTGGTATTGTTGCCGCAGGAATAGATGAGAGAGGTTTTCTCTTTGTCCTCAGCGATCTTTCAGGCCATTACACTCCTTTGCAGTGGGGTAACATAGTTGTCAATTTGTACCGGCAGCTTCAGGCGGATGTTGTGGTGGTAGAAAAGAACTTCGGTGGCGACATGGTTAAAAG